CTGCTGGGTGATGTTCGCCCGGAACTCGACGTCGTCGATCATCGTGTCCGGCAACAGGCTGTCGATCAGCTGCAGGTCGTTGATCGGCTGATCCGCCAGCGCAGTTCGCACGTAGCCTGTCAGCTCGGCGGGAGTGACGTAATCGCTATTGATGACGAGAGCCATTTGTTACGCCTCCTCTCAGAAGTAGCTGATGGCCTTGGCCGTAGCCTGGCCTGCAGCGTTGACGGTGTGGGGCAGTTTCGCGGTCACGACCGCGCCGTGCCACATCAGGGCACCAGCGACCTTCGTCGCGCCGGTCGGGATCTTCACCGCGGTCAGCAGATGCCCGGCGATGACAGCGCCCGACTCGTCACCCACGCTGAACAGCCCGTACTTGCCGGAGCCGAGCTTCTTGAGCGCGTACCCGGACTTCAGGTAGCCGTTCGGGTAGTGGGTGCCTGCGGTGAACGTGGTCAGATCGAGAGTGATCGTGCGCCCGGTATCGGTACCGTGCGCCGACGCCAGCCAGGACTGATCGTCCTGACCGAACGTGTCGGTAGTGAGTGTCAGGTCCATTGCTCCCCTCCTTTACTGGGGGTCATTTGCGCTTACGCGCTTCGTATGCGGCGCGGCCGGCGGCCATGGTTCCGCCCGTTTCGGCCTGGCCACCGCCTTGGCGGCGGTCCGGTGCCGGAGTTGGCGGCAGGGTCGGTCCGGTCGGTGCTGCGGAGCCGAGTTGCTGTTTGAGCTGTTCGGCGTCGGCAATGAGTTCCTCGAGGGTGTTGCCGACTAGGCGCGGAGCCAGAGACAGCGACAGCCCGGCGGCGTTGGCGGCCTCGTAGCGCTTCGCCTTCGCGGCGTCAGCCTCGAGCTGCTTGATCCGTTCGGCGGTCCGTTCAGACTCGGTTTTCTGGGCGTCCTCGAATTCCTTGACGCGGGCTTCGAGGGCCTTCTGCGCCTTCTCGGCGGCCTGGCGGGCTTCGCGTTCCTTCTTGATCGCGGCCTTCCCGGCGTCACCGAGGTCACCATCAGCTGGGCCCGTCGCGGGTTCTGCTGCCGGTGGGTTGATCGGCGCCTGCGGCGCCACAGGGGGCTCTGTCGAACCGGGCGCCGCTGGCGCGGTACCGGTAGCAGGTGCCGTCATTTACTGGTCCTCCATCGCGGGGGAAATCCCGACCGGCCTCGCGCCGGACAGGGAAAATCAGAGGATGAAACCGTGCGTGCGCAGCAGCTCGATGGCGTGCTCGCGAGAATCAGCGATCTGGTAGATCGCCTCGGGCATCAGCCGCGGGGGGCGTCGTTCGCCGCGGCGCCTACGTCCTGCGGCGGCGGTGCCCGCGCGTGTGGTCAGCAGTCTTTGACCGAGAACTTCCTGTCGTTGCGCTCGACCGCCGGCGATGGTGAGACCACGGCGGGCGTTGACGACCTGCGACAAGTCCGCGCCGTCGCGGATCGCCCGCGCACCAGCGACGGTGAACACCCGCGCCTGCTGGGCGGGAGTGAGGCTGTTGAAGTACGCCCTCGGGTCGGTGCGCACGTCACCGGAGCGATTCTCTCGGCACGGGATGTGCTTGCAGTTGCAGCCCGGATGCCGGAGGAACCCGGAACTCCAGTGGTAGTAACGGCCCGCCAGGATCACGCACCGCGAACACGACGGCGGCACCAGCATCCGCACATACCCGACACCGAGCCGGGAAATAATGCCCAGCCCGGTCGCTGTCCGCCCCGCGTCAGCGAGTTCGGTCTGGATCATCAACCGCGCTGTCCGGCCAGCGTTCTGCCACGCCAGATACGGTGCTTCACCACCGTTCACGCGCTGCCCCGCGTCGATCACCGCCTGCAACAACAGACCGTCGATAGTGCGCCCGTCCGATGTGACACCCACCAGACGCGCCGGAGACGGTGTCGCCGTTTGCCGAGCGGTGATGTTCTGTTCTTCCAGCGCGTCCCCGACATACCGGTCGGCGCCAGATACCGCGGCGCGCTGTCCGGCGGTGACAGTGCGGCTCAACCTGTCGATGTTGCGGTTGAACCAAGCATCGAAGTCCGCCGGCGGGAGGTTGCCCCACTGCTTGGCGACTTCGTCGATGGTGTCGCTGATGATCTTGCGCTGTGCGGTGTCGTGCTCAATTGCCGCTTGCGGGGGCGTTGCCATTCACCACCAGCGCGTTCTGCTGGGTGTTCAGATCGGCTGCGAACTGCTCCAGCGCCGGATCGCGGGCCTCAGCGTCGAAGTAGGCGCGCTCGCGGACCTTGCGCGGTTCGTCCCAACCCATCTCATCCCAGGAACCCTCACGCGACAGCACCGGAGTACCGCCGTTGAGCTTCTGGATTGCGTCGGCTTCCTCGGCACGTGTCGGGGTAGCCGGGTCGCGCCATTCGACAGCGACCGGCTCGCCGGGGGCAGGCCAGTTACCGGTGCGGAAACGCTCGTAGAGGGCCAGCGTCCAACCGAGCCCGACGCCGAGGTGGGCGTTCTTCTCCTCCGCGTTGGACACCACGCGGGACTCATCAGCCCGGATAGCGCCCTCGGCGGCCGGGTTGGCGGTGTTCGCACCGAAGTAACGGAACGGCAGGCCGGTCACCGAGCTGGCGAGCTCGGCGTACAGCTTCACGGTGTTATGGAAGTTCGACAAGTCCGCGCCCGGAAGCTGCCCGACAGTCACGTCCTTCGCGGACTTCTGGGTCGCCCACAGCGCATCAAAGTAGGACTGCCACGCCGGGAGCGGGTTCCCATCCTTGTCGACGAAATCCCCCTTGGCCACGCCGATCACGAACCGCTTCTGGATGGCCACGGTCTCAACGCCGTACTGCAGGTCCGTCAGCGCGCGAGCGCAAGCATCGGTCAATGGGATGACGTCAGCCATCTCCGTGGTCCCGTGCCACTTCCCCAACCTGCGCCGGTTCAGGAACAGCACCACCGGAACTTTGCCGAGGTCGTGCTGGTCCACCCCAGTGTCGTCGCCGACGGCGTCGATATCCCAGCCGTTGCTGCTCATCGTTAGCTGGATCGTCTTATCCGGCAGGAACAGGGTCGCTACCTGGGTGCCGTCCTGCTCCTGGTACCGGCGCATCGCCGCGTCCATGCGGCGGCGGCGTTGATTCACCAGCGCTGACATCTGCCGCGGCGATTCCACCGTGATCAGCGGATGGTCGGGGTCGTCCTCGTTCGTACCCACCGTCATGAAGCAGCGGCCGAAGATCATGTTCTCTTTGGCCAGGATCGGCACCTCGGCCTCGAGGTTGTTGGCGTGAAACGCCTCCTGCAGATCGGGGTCCGCTTTACCCGCACCTGGCCGGTAAATGCTCTTCACCTTCTGCCGGCGCGCGACCTCGTCGACGTACATGCGTGGCCAGTTCGCCACCAGCTCGAAGATGCGGAACTCCTCCGGCACCGCGAGACCGATGTGCTTGAGCCGCTGAGAACCCTCGTAATAGGAGTCGTACAGCTTGTCGTCGCGGGACAGGTTCGCCAACCGCCCAGACAGCTTGTTGACCATGTCCCGCTCGTCATCGGTGAGCTTCGTACGCAGAACGACCAAGACTCACCTCCTATCTGAAACAGAACATGCGGCCATCAACGTCTTCCCAACCGGCTTCGCGAGCATCCGAAGCGGCTTCGTGCGCGAGGATCGAGGCGATAGAGGCGTCGATCTTCTGGTGGTCCGAAGGTTTGCCGAGCACGTATTTGTCGCCGGGTTTGGGGACTTTTCGGCAGTTCGCCATGTGCGTGTCGGTGATCGGGCATCCGTCGTTGGTGATGCGGGTCTTCAAGTCGATCTCGAACCGCCGGATCGCCGCATACATCTGCGTGATCCGGTTGGTGGCCCACTCGAATACGTGCTCATCGCCGTGTTCTAGGGCCCATTCGCCGCCCTCTGTGCGCCAGTCCTGCGGGTCGAAGTACATGCGCGCCACCGCGTAGGTGGTGAAAACATGGTCAACCGCGGCATGAACCTCACCGCGGGGGATCTGGCCGCCGAACTCGGCGGGATTCCAGATCGCTGGACGTCGATCAGGGCCGTAACGGGGGGTGAACTGGAAGCCGTCGCGGGTCTCGCATCGCAGCGCGGACCAGTCGTTGTTCTCGCTGCCGTCGAACCCGCACCCGATCGGCGTCCCCGCGGGTGGGTTAGGAAGCCACAGTTTCGGCATAGCGGCTCTCCCACAACCCCTGTGGCAACCATGTTCCTGCTCGAGCGACCAACCGGTTACCGAAGAACCGTTCAGCTTGGGCTGGGTCGCGCTCGTTGAGTTCCAGCGCCTCAGCCTCGATCGAGTCCAGGTTCACCCATGGGCTGCCGTCGTAGACGTGGCGCAGGATCTTGCGCCGGTCCCGCTTGTTCCCCCACGACAACCCCGCGGGCGGGATGCGGAAGAACTTCCAGATGTCCGGCGCCTGCGACTCATAGGTGCGTTGCGCGGTCGAATTCTCGGCCGGATCCCACGCATTCGTGGTCTCCATCGTGCGCCCGTTCATACCGGCCGCGCCGCGGCGCTGCGTCTCGGCGATCCCGACCATTTTGTTCTGCACCGTGTACAGCCCGGTCTCGTCCTGCAACACCCAGCTAACCGGGTTACCGACACGACCTCGAGCCGAGGATGTGACAGCGTCGATGCGGTCGAAATCGTCGCCCCCGACCGCGCCGAGGATGCGTATGAAGCCCTCGCGTACCGCCATCAGGTCCGACAGCGGGCCGAGTTTGATCATCGCCGTGAGTGGCCGGTAGACGTTGCCTACCTGCTCCTCTGAGTTGGCGGTCAGCTGGATCACTGGCGAGGGGTGGCGCATCGCCATCGGCTCACCCTCGAGATACGGGTACTCCCACCCGCACCCGCAACCCCAGTCCGAGCACGCCCACCCATCATCACGGCCAGCCCAGCCGAGGAACTCCGCGGGCCCGACGGCCATGATGCAGGTAACCGACGCCGACCAAGGCCCTTTGCCGGTCTTCTGCGGGGCCACGATCTGCGCGCGCCGGTACGTGAACGCCTGATTGAGCAGCGGCTCATCCTCAGCAACCCACTGGGCGCCGGGCCGGATCCGCTGATAGTTAGCTCCGCACCAGAACTGCCAATCCGACCACACGAACTCCGCGCCACGGCGGTAGCCGTCCGGTATCCGGCAGTGCTGCTTGACCCACGCCTCACCGATATCGCCGAGGGTCGGGAAATCGACGATGAAGCCGTCAGTCGGCGCCACCGGGCACCGCTCTCAACCGCCGAGTTGGCGGGGCAGCAGCAGCCTTCGGCTTCGTCTTCTCCCGGGCGGTCGCTACCTCGTCGGCGGCAATCGCCCAGCCATTCTCTTTCAGCCCGGCCGGTGTCAGCCCGATCTGGTCGGCGAACCGGTGCAGCGAGCCACGGTCTGAGGCCATGGCCTCATTGGATTCGCAGATCACCGAGGTTCGCACCCAGTGCGCGATCGCCTGCCAACGCCACTGTTCGGTAGCCCACGCCACCGCCTGCGGTGTGGTCCACGCCCACGCCCACAGTTCGGCTTCACGTTCGCGAACGAACTCGGTCGCCTCGTCGTCGACGACTTGCCAGCGGGCGCCCTTCTCGCCGTGCTCCCAGCGCATCACACGGCGAGGCATCAGCGGGTACTCGGGAGCCTCACCGTCGTAGCCCTCAGCGGGCAGCCGCGTGAACGCCAGTCCTCGCCGGTCCGATCGACCCGAGGATGGGTCTACCGCTGGCCCGCTCCTGTTCCGGGCACCACCACGGGGCATAGCTTCGACCTCCTCCGCGGCATCGCGCCGCTCCACCGCCCCGACATCGCGTCAGGACCAGGCAACATCTAGTTACCCCGGGGCGTCGCGCCGCGGGGTCGGCTGAAAACAGGTCTCGTCAATCTTCGGGGTGTTTCAGCCAGAGGCACTGTCTGAATTGGGGGTTGACATCACGGGCCGGGTGTGTTTGAACCCTCCGCACCACCGAGCGCCCTCCCCGAAGGTGGCGGCGGGGCCGGCGCGAGGGGCACCCCCCCTGGGGGGT